GCACCTACCCACAGGCGGCCTCGCTCCAGTTCCAAGAAGAGACCATCTCGCCTGCCACTGTCGCCGACGGCACGCTGGCTGTGCGCTTCGATCCGGTGGCCTTCCCCCAGAAGGGCATCAAGTACGCAGGCACTTACGGCGCTGGTGAAGCCGTAGTGGTCCCGCGCGCTGCGCGCACCACTCATGGAGCTGGCTCATGATCAACCTGATCCTCTACATCCTGGCGCTGGTCTGCTTCATCATCGCCGTGCCAGTCAGAGCGGCCGCCAGTCTGAAGGCTAGGGTCAGCTTCATCGCGCTGGGTCTGGCCATCTTGACCTTCACCCTGGTGCTCTCGGCAGGGCACGTCACGATTGGAACCAGATGAACATCGTCGTAGGCACGGTGACACCGGTGCTGCTGCCAGTGGCAGAGCCGAGCGCCTCGGTGCTGATCCAGAACCTGGGGACCGGGAATCTCTATGTCGACGGCAATCCCGTCGTGACCACTGCGACCGGCGTGAAGATCGTGTCCGGCGCCACTCTCATCGTCTCCGGTCCAAACAGCGTCGGAGCGTTGTACCTGATCTCGGACACGGCCGCCACCGACGTCCGCTACCTCGCTTAGGAGAAATCATGGCTGACCTGTCCCTTCCCCGTGAGACCGGCTCTGAGAAGTCCGATCTGACGTGCCCAATCTGCGGAGGTCTCGTCCCCGCAGTCACCTCGGCATACGGCTCGATCTCCCCGGGCGCCTGTCCGGTCTGCTGGCCCGCTGCGGCCCCCACGCAGCTGGCTGCCCAGCAGGCTGCGGCCAATGAGCTCAAGGGCGAGGCCCTGGCGGCAGCATTGGACGACGCTGGCCTGCCGAAGACCGGCACTGCTGATGAGAAGCGGGCCTCGCTGGTGGAGGATCTGGCTCCTGAGTCAGCAGTCCCTCCAGCCTGAGCCCGCACGCAAACGAAGCCCGTTCTCCTTGGTAGTGAGGACGGGCTTCGTGTTGTTCGTCGTGCTGTTCAGACGTGCGCTCAGCCTAATCGCCTGACCCAGCGCGCCCACGTGGCCCACCACGGCCACGTGATGAGGGCGACCCCTGCGGCTGGCCCCCACGATGGTGCGGTGAGGAGTATGACGCCGATGGGGAAGCTGGCGGTGATGTAGACGATGGTCCACCCGGCGCCGCCGTCGGGTATCCATTTGGTGTCGAGTTTTTCTGGTCCGTGTGTCATGGTCACCAAGCCTCGCGCGTGCGCGCGCGTATAAGTTAGAAGTCCGGTTGAAAAGCGTTCTGCCCAACTGCTGAGTGATGAGGATGAGGAAGCAGGAAGCAGGGTCTTGATTGTAGAGTCTGGCGGATCGAGCTTGTCAAGGCCCAATCCTCAACAATCTCAACCGATTTGGTGCCAACGCCCGTTACCAGAGCGTGTCCGACGATGACGCGAGAAAACACCCGTTCTAACGCGCGTTACAGTGAAGATCCTGGGCGAATCTGGTTGCGCCAGCGGAGGTCTCAGGGGTAGTCTTGTCATATCAACAAGTTGCCCTGAGGAGGCACCGTGAGCCGCTACATCGTGGACGTGGTCGCGTGTGATGAGACCACCTACGTCAGCGTCGAGCTGTCCGACGAGCAGTTAGAGGGTATCCGTACTGTGGCTGCTTTGACGGTCGAGCGTCAGTGGTATGGCTGCTACCCCGTCCTGGGCGTCACTCCATACGAGAGTGCCAGTGCCTATGCCCGGGAGAGCGCAGAAGAGACAAGGGAGGAGCGCGAGTCATGACCGGGATCACCACGACCCACGGGGACAAGCAGCGGAACGCCCTGATGCTCTACATGCGGGCGTTCAGGGACACCCAGCGCTACCTGCCTACCATCGCTGACATGGCCACTGGCCTGGGGATGCAGAGGACCGCAGTGGTATGGCACCTGGAGATGCTGCGTGACGAGGGCCGCGTCGACTACGTGGACGGTCACATGGCTCGTTCACTGAAGCTGCTCAGCCGATGAGGGCGCACGGCCGGACGGTGTTATGTGGTCTGCGTCTGCACAATCTCTGTCGCGGATGGTGGTTGAGTCCTGGTGCATTCCCCCGCCTGATAGATGCGTCCGTCTATGGACAGTGCCGGTGTAGGTGTCACCGATGAGGACCACGGTCACCCACTCTGCCACCGCGGGACCTCCAAAGGCCCAGCGGATTACCAACATGGAGAAGCTGGCGCCGGGCTTCGCTGAGCCCCCGGCTGAGCTGACCGAGGCGGAGCTTTTGCTAATCCGCTCGGCCGCAACCACCTCGGACAAGATCACGCTCGTGCTGTCTCGTGACCAGCGTGCATTCAAGGATTGGCGCAGGCAGCAGCTTTACCCGAACCTGACACCTCTGAGTCGCGTGCGGCGGGTCACAGGGACGCGAGATCTGCAGGGCTATGCCCCGGAGCACGTCGAGATCGTCGAGTTGCCTGACTGGCGTATGTCCATGCCGTATGACGAGGGGCAGGAGGTCGAACGATTGCTGGAAGGGCTGGCCAGAAAGCGGGTGGATCCTCCCTGGGTGCCTGACGAGAGCGGCCCACTGGCTGGGCGTAACGCCTCAGGCAGGAAGGTCCCACTACAGTCGTCATCGAATCCCTCGATGTCCAGGTCCACTGTTATCACGGTGGAGCGAGTCGCTGCCTGCGGTGGTCCGATCCTGTCGCGGGTTCGCATCGGTCGCACGAAGGAACGCAAGGGTGATGTCGGCGGCTACCCGCTGGACGTCGTCACGACGCAGTATCTGGATGGCAAGGCCCTGCGGGTCGCGTCCACTAAGCAGTACTTCCAGGAGGATGAAGTGGCATTTGACGCAGTCCCTGCCCGCACGAAGGACATCACTGACTTCGGCCGGCTGACCACGGCCGCGAAGTCTCTGGCGGTGTCCATGGCGGCGTTCGGCCCTGACAACGAGCCGAGCTCAGAGCAGCTCGCGGTGTTCATTGCTGGCTACCGCAACCTGCTGGAGTGGCGTCGTAAGGTCCGTCAGCAGATGACCCGGGCCGAGGGTGAGATCGACGCCGTCGAGACATTGCTGACCCAGATCCTCTGATCTGCGGGCCGATCATCTGGGATGGTCACCCAGGGCGAGTATCAAGCCGCGTGCGCCAAGGTCATGCCCGAGAAGGACCTGTTGGCGTCTGTGCGGGAGATGGCGGTGACACTGGGCTTCCTCGTCTACCACACCCATGACAGCCGCCGATCCGAGGGTGGGTGGCCAGACGTGGCGATCGCGGGTCACGGCCGGCTTCTGGTGCGCGAGCTGAAACGCCAGTCCGGCGTGGTGACGCCAGAGCAGAAGGTGTGGCTGGCCACCCTGGCCGATGCGGGTGTGGATGCCGGGGTGTGGCGGCCAATCGACCTTCTGTCAGGGGTGATTCTCGACGAGCTGAAAGGTGCCGTAGTAACGGGCGTTGGCACCAAATCATCCAGCGTTACTGTCGCCGATGTGGCGACATCTGTGCAATACTCAGGGCCGCGACCGTAATGGTCTGACGCAGCTCACGCACTTCACGCATCTACGCATCCCTGTCCTTTGACACTGGGAGCCCGTGACGTGCCCACCCCTCTCGCTATCCCTGCATCCACCTCCGTCATCCCCGCGGCGATGCAGGGCAACTATCAGCAGCCAGTGGTTGTCAATCTCAATCGGGTGGCCACCCCCAGCGGTCAGTACATCGAGGTCCTCGGCGATGCCGAGCGTGACTTCTATGAGGGCCAGCGCAAGGCCTATATGGCCCAGAACCTGTTCACGAACACCAGTGACCTGCTGGACCTGGATCGGTTGGTCTTCCTGGAGCTGCTGATCTATCGGGCGACCAGCTGGATCGGAGCAGGTCAGGACTATGAGGGGTTGCGGCTCTCCGATGCCGGCGAGACGGCCCAGCGTCGCAGCTTGAAAGAGACCTCGTCGTTGATCTCCGTCATCAAGAACGACCTGGGCCTGACCAAGTCGCAGCGTGACAAGGACGCCTACAGCTCAGTGGGGACGTACATCACCCAACTGAAGCAGCGGGCCAAGGAGTTCGGCGTCCATCGGGAAAAACAGGTATCTACCGGCATCACCTTGTGCAAGCAGCTCTTTGCGATTCTCGGGGCCTACGACCGCAGTGACGAGATCGAGCGCAAGAAGATCGGGTTCGAGAACGCGGACGAGATCCTCGAGTGGATCCGAACCGTCATGGTCACTGAGTTCGACGCGATCGATGCAAAGTTCATAGCGGGAACCCAGAAGTACTGGACAGACCAGTGAGCAAGAATGCGGACTGGGCCCGGGCCAGCGCCCTGTGTCCGCCGGAGCGCTACGGCAGCCAGGACTGGCTGGACCACTACGAGGCGAACCCAGACATCCTCACGAAGATGTTGGGCGACATGTACCGGGTCTACAAGTCCGAGGAGGCCAAGCGGGCGGGCACGGCCAACCCCGCCGGCGGCCGGCGCAAGGCGCACATCAATGGCAACCTCGACGAGCTGTGGTCGATCATCACCCCGCGGTTCTCCACCCAGCCGTTCCACCTCGCCTTCACTGAGCTCAAGGGCGCCAGGAGCCTGCGAGCCTTTGCGATGAAGTGCGGCATCGACTTCCGCAGCCTGAGCCGCCTCGTGCAGTCCAGCGCAGGCACCCTGAGGGGGCGCCAGTGTCCTCTGACCCGCTATGACCTCGAGGCGATCGCCAAGGCCGCAGGAGTGCATCCAGCGTTCTTCGTGGAGTGGCGGCTACTGGTTGTGCAGGATCTGGTCACCGAGGTGTTCGCTAATCAGCCCAACCTGTCGATCTCCATGCTTCGCAATCTATCCCGCTAAAGAGGAGTGAGATGTCCAGAGAGTCAGATGAGCAGAGGTACCTCGACGCCTGCCATGCGATGCAGACCGGGGTGAAGTACGAGATGGAGAAGGACCTACTTCGAGGGGTAGAGCCTCACGCCACCACTCCCAAGCATCTGCGGGTCGGGGTCAACTCCGCGCTGGTCTCTCATGGGGCTCTGGTGAAGCTGCTGGTCGAGTACGGCGTGTTGAATGAGGACGACTACATCAAGAGCCAGGCTGACGCCATGGAGGCTGAGGTGGCGCTCTATGAGGAGCGGGCGAACCGCGGGAACGCTGGGCCGGTCCTGCACTTCGGCTGATGGACCGCTGCGACCTGTCTGACCTCCCTGTGGATCAGTGTGCCTGCCGGATCCATGCACCTACTGAGCCACCAACCCTGAGTCAGCGGATTGATGGCAGGATCCTGGCGACGTTCTTCGCTCGATATGACGGCCGATGTGAATCCTGCGACCGGTCGTTCGTCTCCGGCGAGCGGATCTGCAGCATCGAGCATCTCGGTTACGTCCATGAGGACTGTGCTGTCCGATAGATCTCTCATGGCTGGGCCGACCGTGGGGTATGGGAATCACAAGCGATCGCAACGACCCCGGGTTGAGCAACATAGGCCCAGACGGGATGCAGGAGACCTACCTCGTGCTGAGCGAGGAGGAGAGGGCCAAGGGCTTCGTCCGGCCGGTGCGGACCAAGTACATACATACGAGATGCGGCGTCGTCACGACGATGGGCATCGCCCTTTCGGAGACCTACGCGAGAGACCCCAAGTTCTACGGCGCCACCTACTGCGTCGCCTGCCGTCAGCACTTCCCGGTGGGAGCTGACGGGGAGTTCGTCTGGGACGTTCCACGCAAGGAAACGCCCCTCGGCCACGTCGACAAGGTGGGCACCTGACCGGCCTACTAACGCCCGTTGTTACGTCGTGTCCATCGGAAAGGTCTCATGCCAGCGATTCTCGCTCTCGACGAGGAGGAGCACTATCTCGCTGCGCTGATGGACGACCCGAGCGGGATCGACCTCGCAGAGGCGTTCTGGACCGACGACACTCCGGGCCGGGCGCATCGCCGCTACCGACTGTGGGACTTCCAGTACGCGCTGTACTGGAATGAGGCCACCTTCCAGGCGGACAAGATGGCACGCAGCCTAGGCAAGACGGCCGGGATCATCATGCGGGCCTGCGCGTTCCCGCTCAGCTTCCCCGGCCAAGAGATGCTCATCACCGCTCCAGAGCTCAATCACCTCAGTCCTGTCGTGGACAAGGTCGAGGAGAAGATCAAGGCGATTCGCCTTCTGCGTGAGATGCTCCCCAACATCAAGGGTGGGGGTATTCGACATCAGCCGCAGTTCCAGGCCTCGTTCGTCAATGGGTCTCGAATCATGGGCCGGCTACCGCAGCGAACTGGGGTTGGGGTCAAGGGATCTCACCCCTTGGTGTTGGAGCAAGACGAGTCGCAGGACTACCCGGGCCCCGGCTGGATCGAGCTCATCGAGACGATGAAGCATGGCATCCCTGGGGCCCAGTGGCGGGCCCACGGGGTCTCCAATGGTGTGCGTGATACCTACCACCGGATTACCTCCGGCGAGTCCAGTGGCGAGTCAGACATGCCGTTCTACGTCCACCAGTATCCGGCGATGTATCGCCCGACATGGAGTGACGTAGAGCGCAAGCAGAAGATCTCCATCTACGGTGGCAGCCGCGACAATCCTGACTACAAGCGGAACATCTACGGTGAGGCCGGCAGCGTCTCTGACAAGGTGTTCGTGCTGGCCCGCCTGATGGCCTGCGTGCGCATCAATGAGTCCAGCTGGGCTACCGACTACAACGAGAACGTCTATGCCTGCATCAAGATCGAGGGGGAGTCGCTCGAGGGTCGCCCTATCGAGAGCCTCATCAACCTGCCGGCCAGCCATTTGCACAAGTCGTACTCCTCGTATTGGGCGGGGATGGACCTAGGTTTCACCAATGACCCGTCCGAGTTGCTGGTGTTCGGGGTCATCCGGCAGAAGCGAGGTGGCGAGGAGGTCGACGTGCTGCGTCTGCTGGCGCGCATTCATCTGATGCGCGTCAGTGCCGTTGACCAGGAGAAGGTCATCGCTAAGGTCTTCGACTTCTACGGCCTACGCCTGCGTGCTTTGAGTATGGACAAGAGCGGGAACGGGCTGCCGGTCTGGCAGCACATGGACAAGGATCCAACCCATGCGAAGATCCGTGACCGCATCAAGGGGTATGGCTTCAGTGAGAAGAAGGCTGTCGAGTTCGACGACCGGCCGCTGGTGGGCAAGGAGACGCCAGAGGACGCGGTCATCGAGAAGAACATCATCGAGTTCGCCACGGACAAGCTGCGCGAGTTCGTCGACGCTGGTGAGGTCGAGCTGCCGTATGACAAGGACCTGCTGACCGAGTTCCAGGGCCAGGTCGTCGTCTACAGCCGGGAGTCCAACGGCTCTGGCGGTCGGCGCAAGCGCTACGGCGGTGGGTCCTTCCACACGCTGGATGCTGCAAAGGTCATGATTCTGGGCAAGGAACTTGAGGCCATTGAGCTCGCGCTGGCTCCGAAGCGGCGTGGGCCTGTGCTGGACGCCTTCGTCGGATAATCGCGGATTCTGGTCGAAAAGGCCGGACATGAAGGCACTCGTCGAGGGAAATGAAGAGCATGGCTACATTTCGCAACGTGCTCCCGACCCTGCACTCCTGGCAGCGCTCGCTCACTCCATGGCTCCGCTGCGCCCCAGTCACCCAGAGGCCTTCCTGAATGGGACTCGCCCTATGCCGACGTCCATTGGCAGCCACGCCGAGGTGCTCCTGGAGCTGGCCGGCATCAAGGCGGCGATCCGCACCTGGTATGAGAAGCAGCCGGACGAGGTGATTCGGGAGGCATCGGCGTACTCAGCACGGCTGACGGAGATGTGGACCGAGCTGCGCATTCTCGAGTCTTACGACAGGCAGTACACGCAACTTCGCACGCAGCAGGTCACTCCGGTGATTGAGGAGATAGATCGGCAATTCAGGATGAACCAGTCCCGCATTGCTATGTCGCGCCAGGATCTTGACCTGAACCGGACAGGCGCATGAGCGACCGCGAGGTTGGCACTCCCACCGCTGACATCCCTGGGGAGCGGCTCACCGAGCAGGTCAACGTCGTCTATGGGCCCAACGCCGGCGCCGCTGACGTCCCGAACATCGACAAGGGCATGAGGCAGATGGCCTACCAGCTGCAGAGCTGGGTCAACAACATGCGCGCTGTTACTGGTCAGTCGGGTCTGTTCGACCGCGGCAAGTACGTCTCCAACGACAACGTCTATAACCAGATGCTGACGGCCCGTGCGGCGGTCAAGGACGACGACATCTGCGCCTCAGTGGCCGAGCTCACCGAGGGGATGGCTTTCCAGGGCATGAAGTGGGAGTCCTCTGATTGGGACACCACAGACCTGTTCAACCAGATGGCCGCCGAGCAGGATATCGACTCCCTGATTCGCAAGATGTGGAGAGAGGAGTTCACCTACAGCCAGAGCGTGTGTGCCTTCTGGTGGGATGAGGGTGAGTTCATCGTCCGCGGCTCCACAGAGAAGGGCAACAAGAAGAAGCGCCGGGTCAAGGTGTGGTACCCGCGTGCTGTCACCTTGCTGGATGCGGTCAAGGTCGTCCCCGTGGGCCTGCTGGCGTTCGGCCAGGAGCGTCTGGCATGGAAGGCCACCCGGCAGGAGTCCATCGCCTACAGCGCGATCGTCAACGGTGACCTGCAGGACGAGTTGATGGAGCGCTTCTACACCGGTCAGTACATCCCGCGTGATGGTGACGAGCTGCAGGAGCTGACCTCGTTGCAGATCGACGTCTCCCAGCTCTTGCTGCTCGACGATCGATATGTGGCCCGGCACTGCATCACTAAGCCTGACTATGAGCGCTTCCCTGACGTGCGGCTGAAGAGCGTGTTTCGCCTGCTTGATCTCAAGCAGCAGCTGATGGAGGCCGACCGGGTTGCTCTGATCGGCGCCGCGAACTACATCCTGCTGGTCAAGAAGGGCGATAAGGACTCCCCGGCGTATCCAGAGGAGATCACCAACCTCAAGGAGAACTACCAGACCTTGGCGAAGCTGCCGGTCATCTTCTCCGACCATCGCCTCAATATCGAGATCATCACGCCCAAGACGGACTTCACGCTCGATGTTGACAAGTACGAGGTTCTGGACAATCGCATCGCTGCGCGGCTGCTCAACACCCTGAACGTCGCCGGCGCCCGCTCTGGCCAGCGCACTGACAACTCGTTGACGATGAGCCGCCCTGTGGCCCGGTCGATGGAGAACCGTCGGCACATGATTCGCCGGTTCCTGGAGAAGCAGATTGGCAAGGTCGTCGTAGAGCACCCCAAGAATGCCGGAATCTTCACCGAGGGCACTCCCTCTCTGGCCTTCACCCCTCCGAATATCCAGCTGGATGCCGATCCTGGCACTGTCCAAGTGCTTGCGCAGGCGCGTGCGACCGGCGACTTGTCTCGAGAGTCCTTCTTGGACTACTTCGGCTTTGACCAGGAGGTGGAGGCCATGCGGGTTGCCTTGGAGGCCGTCAAGTACGACCACATCTTCAAGACGCAGGTGCCGTTCGACTCCCCGAGCAACAACGACGCCCGCGGTGGTGCCAGCGAGCCGGGTG